CTATATCAGAAGAAGAACGGGCAAGATTAGACCTTATCGCACGCAACTATAACAAGGGTATAGCCTAGAACGCCCCAGATTAGCCCAGAATAGACGAACGTACTAAAGGGTAGGTCAACCATAGGACAAGGGATAAAACAGGCTTGAATCAAAGCATGCTTATTCAGGAGGGGGGCATCGGGGAAGGGGGGGGCTCGGCGTAGGTACAGTACCTACCACTCCCTGAATTTTTATAACACAGGCAATAACAGGACAAGAGAGGTAGAGAATGTCAGAGAGCGAAAGAGATTACTGCGTAGACGAAGATGGTTATGCATGGAGAACTAAGTATCATAAAGCATTGAATACCGCTTTTGATGATTTACTTGCCCAAGCCAAGGCAGACCTTGATTTTAAGCTCAACAATATGCGTAAGCCCTGTTAAGATAGGCAACCGATTTTAGCCTAATATTAAGGGTTGGTATCGAAAATCACGGGAAAACACTTTTTTTGAATTAAGAGAGAGTTAAGATAGATAAGCAAGTTAATCTGGAGAGAATATGAAGCTACTATCATGGCGATTCAATAAGATGGCCAATTACCCTTGTATATGTGGTAGTGGCAAGAAGTTCAAGAGATGTTGCCGAGAGAAATATGAACTGATTGACTTAGTTGATAAGCCAATAGTCCGAGATGAGCCTAAGTTTATTGAGATGCCGGGCTTGGAATTTGAGTAGGTTAAGTTCTTGGGGGTTATATCGAATGGATAATGGTTTGTTTGATATTGTTAGCTGTATATATAATTTATAAAATATAGGGGGATTTATGGAAGAATCGAAGGCGCCTGTATCTATTTGCAGAGGTTGCGCTTATTACCACGGCCTTGACGCCTTAACTGGCGAGTGTAAGGTTCGCCACGCCGAGAGACACGTAGTTGGTCTTGGCACACACAGCAAGGACATTATAGATGGATGGCCTATCGTCAAGGGCGATTCTGAATGTTGCGGAGAAGCAAAATAGAACTATTAGAAAAACTAATGTACATCGACCCGTTAATATGGGCAAACCACCACAGGATTAATCTCCGTAGCGGGGTGAAGTTCTCTTTAGAAGGTATGCCTTATTTGAGTGATTTGGTCAATTGCGATAAGAATATAATGAATTGTAAGAAGGGTGCTCAAGTCTGTATGACTACGACTAAGTACCTTGAGGCTGTTCACGCATGTTACTGGAAGAAATATGACCAGAACATCATGTATATGATGCCTACAGTTACTGCTGTTGAGAGGTTATCCAAGACGGCCTTTGACCCAATCTTCATGTACAACCCTTGGATTATCAAAAAGGGCAGTACTAATACGACTATGTGTAAAGAGATTAACGGTCGTTCGATTGTAATGGTTGGTGCTCAACCTAAGAAGGTTGGCGGGTCTTCGGTGAAGGATACTGACAATCTTCGGTCAATTGCATGTGACTGTGTTATGAGGGACGAAATAGACCTCATGGACATGGATATGGTGTATATGTCCAAGCAGAGGCTCAAAAGGTCTAGGTTCAATCATGAGGTAAACTTCGGAAGCCCCACCTATCCGGGATATGGGATAGACCAATTATATGAGGATTCCGACCAGCGGAAATGGCAGATAAAATGTACTCATTGTGGCAAATACACCAGTCTGGTAGAATCTTTCCCCGACTCTATTATTCAGGTAAACGGTGTGTGGATAAGAGCTTGCGTTCATTGCCATAAAGAGATTTACGTTAAAGACGGAACGTGGGTTGCAGACTTTCCTGATAGACGAGAGGCTGGCTTCTGGTTGGACGGGTTGATTTCTCCGTATGCAGACCTTGAGGAATATATGTACCAATATAACAACATCGAAGGTTCACGTATGGCAGAGTTCATGCGGTCTACTTTAGGTGTTGCTACGGTTGAGTCTGAGAACCAATTGGACGAGACTACCGTTCTTTCTCGATGTACTAACAGTATGAACCAAATGGCGTGCTCTGGTGAGACAGCTATGGGTGTTGATATAGGTAAACAGATACACGCTACCATAGGAATAAGGACTTCTGCTGACACATACGACATATTAAATGTGTCAAGAGTAGATAACCTCAATCAGCTACATGACTTAGCGTTAAAGATGAATGTTAAGTACGCAGTAATAGACTCAGGGCCTTATGACCATGGCGTAAGAGAGTTCCAAAAATCAGAACCTTATACGATTTACCTCTGTCAGTATTCAGAACAGATGCCCGGTAAGCCTCACTTCAACCCTAAAGATGGGATTGTCAAATGTAACCGTAATGAGAGAATGGACTTAGTTCACGCTGCGTTCATGGACAATAAGGTTAGAATCCCTAGAAAGTCTGTAGAGATTGCCGAGTTTGCAAGAGAGATGACTAAAACAGCTAAGACCATAATAACTAATCCTGACACTGGCCTGAGTAAGCCTAAATGGATTAAACTAGGTGCAGACCATTACTATCACTCGATGTTATATTTCACGTTAGCGGCATCTAAGATGACTCCTAGACAGAGGCATCAGAATAAAATACAAAGACCAACCCACGCAGTAACTAATTGGAGTTAAGAAAGGATTATCATGCCAAAAGATAAAGGTTATGAAAAAGGTAAATTAAAGAGTTCGACAATGGTTATGAATCCAAAACCAGCGAAGAAAACGAGTGTTAAAAGAAAAGGCGTTAAGAAATAAGGAGAGAGCATGGAAGAGAGAACCTGTAAGTTTTGTGGTACTGAGTTGGCATTTGAAGAAGCAAGAAATTGCTATCGTTGCATGAAGTGTAACCCAGACACAGAGTTAAGAACACCAGTAAAGAAGGAAGACCCTAAGTATGTCCAAGAGGGGCTTACTGACAGGCAGAAATCACAAGTAAGAGAAATCTGTAGAGACGAGTTAGAGAACTGGCATCAGATTACAACAGTCCATAAAGAGACTGGTGCACTTAAATTGACTGACGTTGCCATAAAGAATGATATGGATAACGTAGTCGTTAAGGGTGGCGGCGATATTCCTGAAGGAGTTGAGATTCCAAGTGAGCCCCCTAAATGGACAGACCAAGCAGAAAGCCTCGATATTAAATGGCGAGGAAGAAAGAAAGATGATGTTCTTCAAGAGATTGAAGATAAACTAACAGCCCCATAGGGGCAACACGACCACCCGCAAGGGTAGGAAAGGATTATTATGGCTACATACGCAGCGAAATTAAGACAGGAAGATGGCCCTCTAGTGGCAAAGATTGGCTCTAACGGGCAATTGGTAATTAAAGAGAACATGACTGGCACTGTAGATGCTGTTGTTTCACAGTCGCAGAATGGCACAACTGCTGTTGCTGCTGATGTTCTTGCAATACCACTGACTCACGCAATTGTCACAAAGACAACTGGAGCAGACGCAGAAGCCTTAACCCTAGCAGATGGCTACCAAGGTCAAGAGTTAGTTATAAATCTAGCCGTTGATGGTGGAGGCGATGGCACGCTTACTCCAGAGACTGCTACTGGTTGGGCTACAGTTGTGTTTGCGGATGCTGGCGATACCATATCTCTTAAGTTTGTTAATACTGTAGTAGGCTGGATTATCACTGGGGCTTACGGGCTAACAGCACAACCGACCATTACTGTATAGGTGACTAAATGACTACACTATTTGATGCTGGCGACTTAGACAGGATTGACAGGGAGAAGAGGCTCGTTGAGCAAGCTCCCCGTCAACTTCCTGTTGAAGATAGGAGTCCAGAAGAAGACAATATGTTTATTGAGATAGAAGAGCCAGATAGACAAAGTGCTATTACAGATGAAATGCTTGATGCTTTCTTTGTGGCTCTAAAGGAAAGGCTATAATTATGTCTGGAGCATTTTCAAGTCCTAGTAAGCCAAAGTTGCCGCCACCACCAGAGCCAATCGAAGAGGTTGCAAAGGTTGAAGAAACAGCAGAAGAGGCTAGGCGAAGAGAAAAGAAGAAGCTGTTCACTGGCGGTAGGCGGTCTACTCAGTTAAGCGGAATACAGTCGGCACTCAAGAAACGCCTAGGGGAGTAACATGGCTGAAAACATACGAACAAAAACATCTGACGGTATAAATGTATCAATGGTTCTTGATAACTATAATCAGGCCATGTCTCGTAAAAAGGAATCGGACGGGTTGCGTCAAGAGGCTGGTTTGTACGCTTGGCCTTCTGCATGGCGGCAAACTAGAACATCAGAGCAGAGCGAGGGCGAACAGAACAATATACGCCTTTACGACTCTACTGCTTTGATGGCAGCCTATACAATGACATCGGGTATATTCAGTTACTTGATGCCAGTTGGTGCTTTCTGGTTCGGGTTTACATCACAAGAGCCAGAGCTTAATGAAGAACCGTCCATGCTAGAATGGATGTCAACCGCCTCTTCTTTAACCCATAAAGAGTTATGGAGAAGCAACTTCCAGCGAGAAATGTTTAAGACTATTCGTTCGATGGTCGTGTTTGGAACTGGGGTTATCTCCGTAGAGAAAGACGGCGAAGACATAGTATTTAAGTCTCACCATATTGGATATATGGCTTTCGATGACAATGAAAAGGGCGAGGTTGATACTGTTTACCGTCAGATATTCTACACAACTCGCCAAGCGATACAGAAGTTTGGCAAAGAGAACCTAGGTAAATCTGTTCAGAAAGCTATTGAAGCTGGCAAGATGAATGAGAAATTTGAGTTCGTCCATGTCGCTGCCCCGAATAACGATTTCGACAAAACAAAGATTGGCTCTAAGTCTAAGAAGATAAAGTCTTTATACATCTCTATCAAAGACAAGAAGGTTGTTAAAGAGTCCGGCTTTGACGATATGCCTTATCTTATTGCTAGATTCTCTGTAGTTCCCGGGGAGATAATGGGTCGTGGCCCAGCTATGGAAATCCTCCCAGAGATTAAAATGCTTAACCGAATGAAGAGGACATTCATAGAGTCCTCGGAAAAGGCTGTCAACCCACCTCTGATGATGGAAGATGATGGCGTTGTAGGCCAGCCAGTAACGGGCCCTAATGGTATTATATACATTAGAAACGGCGCACAATTTCCACAAGCTCTGGACACTGGTACGAACGTAGCTCTTAATGCAGAGATTATAAGAGAGCAACAGGTCATTGTAAAAGAAGGGTTCTTTAATAATAGATTCCAGTCATTAGCAGACCATAGAAATATGACGGCCTTCGAGGCTGGTATTAGAAAAGAAGATGACTTAACTATCATATCGCCAGCAGTAACTTCATTGCAGAACGAAACACTTGACCCGTTGCTTGGTAGAGTCCTGAAGCTTCTTATACAGATGAAGCGTATTCCACAGCCACCACAGTCGTTTGATTTCGATGTTGCATATCAAGGCAGATTGGCCTTGGCGATGGCGAGTGTTCAGGCTAATGCTATGGAAGCGACATTGGCTAAATGGGCTCCATACGCACAGATGTCTCCGGTATTTGAGAATGTAGATTGGGACGGTTCGTTCAGGGAATCTTGGTTGGCATCAGGCGCTCCTGCCGACAAGTTGGTTGATTTCGAGGAAATGACAGCAAAGAGAGCAGGAGTTGAGCAGATGCAGATGGCTCAGGCACAAGCAGAAATAGCAGATACAGGAAGTAAGGCATTTAGAAATGTTAATCAGGCTGTCGAGCAAGGCAGCCCAGCGGAGGCATTACTTGGATGATTGAAGCGGAAGAGAGAAAGATAGAGAACGAGAAGAGGTTAAGAGAGTTATCTAGGGCGTACAAGAGAGTGTTCTCGTCCGAAGATGGAAAGATTGTATTGAAAGATTTGGAGTTTCAGTGTGGGCAAAACAGAACAAGTGCTGACGGAGATTTCTCTACTAATAAGACATTCTTCCATGAAGGCATGAGAAATATGTTCCTATATATAAACCTAAAACTAAACAGAGATAATGGAGAGAAAGAGAATGACTGAATTGATTGACGTAAACGAACCAGTAAAGGAAGCGGTATCAACTGCGCCTGAAACAGAACCTAGCACATGGGGTGCGATTAATGACGATTTTACTAGCAATGCACCTGATGTAGTAAAAGACCTAATAGCAAAAAAGGGCTATGATAACCTAGGTAAGTTCTTTGACAGCTATGTTAATCTGGAGAAGATGAAGGGTGGTTCAGAGGGGATTGTAATACCGTCTGACGACAACCCTGATGGCTGGGGCGAGGTGTGGAATCAATTAGGTAGACCCGAAACACACGATAAGTACGAGATTACATACGATGGAGACATACCCCTCAGCGATGACTTAACAAACAGCTTCAAACAGTTCGCTCATGGAATGGGATTGTCACAAAAGCAATTCAATGACACAGTAGCTTTCCAATTAGATGCTGTTAAAGCCAGCGAAGAGGCATATGCCAAGCAAGTCCAAGAGCGACAAGAAGAGAACGTTAGCAAGATGCAAGAGAAGTGGAAAGATAAATATGATGTTACTTTCCAGAAGACGCAGGATGCCGCTGAGAAATTGGGTGTGTTAGAGTTCTTTAAATCAAGAGGTCTTGATACCGAACCAGAGGTGGTCAATATGCTTCTCACGATAGCGAACAGCGACTCAGAGGACTCTATATCTACTCAGACTGCCCAAGTTGTTGAGAAGTCTGACCAAGAGCAGCTTGAAGAGATAATGAAATCAGAAGCATTTTTAGATAAATTCCACAAGAAACACAAAGAAACTATGGCTACATATATGGAGATAAACAGGAGAATAGCTAACTCCGGCCAATCCATGCGGCCAAGAACATAAGCAGACAAGTCTTTAGACCCTGCGAGATAATGGTATTCCATTCGGCGGCGGACGAAAACCGTAAGTGATGGCCTTGAAAGAGACAACCTGAGCGTGAACGTATATTAATAATTTTTTAAGGAGATTAAGATGGCAACTCTTAATCAGAACACAAATTCTATCAGTGGGTATACAGAAGCATTTTACAATTCGTATACTGCTGGATACGAGGCAGTTCTTCAACAGAAGAAGCCTATGTATCAGGGTTTGCTTCGTGAAGAGCGAATAGAAGGCGAGAACGAGTCCTACGACTTCCTCGGCACTATTGAGCTTGACCAGAAGACGACCCGGTTTGAGGATATTCCGATAGAGGATATGACTCATAACCGAAGATGGATTTCACCTGTATGGTATCGAAAAGGTATCTTTGTTGACAAGGAAGATGACATTGCCTTGCACACTGACCCAACAAGCGATTATATCCAAGCGCTTGCTAAGGGTGAAATCAGAAAAGAAAATACTGTTATCACTGACGCCTTCTTTGGTAATGTAAGCGGTGGTAAGCTTCCGGGCGATGATACCTATGTATTGTCAACTTCGAAGTACACAACTGGTGGAGTAGGGAGAACTATCGCTCACGATGTTCAATCTGACTTTACTGGCGGTGGCACATCAACTGGTCTTACGATTGAGAAATTGGTTCTTGCTCGCCAAGCACTGATGGAACTTGAGAACGACCCAGATGATATGTTCTACATTGCAGTAGCACCTAAGCAGATGTCTGACTTGCTAAGGCAGGCAGAGACTCAGAGCATTGACACTAATATCATTCGCTCTTTAGTTTCTGGTGTTGTAAATGAATACATGGGCTTTAGGTTTGTTGTTACCAACAACATCGTTATCGGTTCAAGCAATGACAGCGATAGCGATACAAATGTATTCAAATGTCCTGTATGGACAAAAGAAGGAATGTTGTTTGCTAAACATGAGTCACCAATCTTTAACGTAGACTGGTTGCCTCGTAAACAGATTTGGCAAATTTCCGCACGTGTCGGAATGAACGCAATCCGTATGGACGAAGATAAAGTGCTTGCACTTGAATGTATCTAAAGGAGATAAATTATGGCAGCTTTAACTACAGCTAATGGTGTTAATAGCACCAAGCGAGCAGCTATCCTTGCTGGTACTTCTGGTGTGGGTAGCTTTATTGACGGTGCAAACGAATTTGGTACAAAGATGCGAGTGTGTTACGATAGTTACGTAGTCCCAACAGGTGACACTGCTGCGGCTGGTTTCGTAATCACTGCTGGTCGAGTACCAGAGGGTGCAAGGGTTATTGGTTTTCAGGTCACGAATAGTCAAACTGCTGCGGCAGTTACGGCTGACCTACAGCTAGTAGATAGCGATGGCAACATCACTCAAGCTACTGCTGCCGAGGCTTGGACTGACATGACCACTGCACAGGGTTTATTTATCCCTGCTTTGCAAGGTGTTCAGTTGACCAGACTCGATGAAGAGCATACAGTAACAGTTACTACCGCAGCACAGGCTATGGCCGCTGCCGAGCAACTGACTGTAAACACTCTTTACATTCTGGAAGATTAGTTTTAACGGGAGTGGGTTTCGGCTCACTCCCATATTTTAATCGAGGTTATTATGGCACTAACAACTACCGAGACACTGTGGAATGAATCGCTTGGCATGATAGGCGAATACGAAATAGAGGACGGCAATACAACTTCAAAGCAATATAGATTCTGCAATAGATTCTGGGAATCTACCAGAGATGAGGTTTTAGTTTCGCACTTGTGGAACGAGGCAATCGTATCTGTTGTTATACCAGAAGATACTGCGCCGCCATTGTTTGGATATGACTCAAGTTTCTCTATGCCATCTGGTGCTATTAGAATACTATCGGCAGATGATAGTTTCGGCGCAGACCAAAGAAGCGGAAACTCTGGTGTTTACCCTTGGGAAGTTCAAGGTACAAAGATTTATTCAGACGCAGGCGAAACACCACAAACATACGCAACGAACACTCAGTACAACTCTGGCGAATACTTTTCCGCAACAGCCATAAACTATGCGACAGCAACGGCTTACGTTAAAGACCAGTTTGTTCAAAATGGCGGATTAGTGTATCAAGTACTTGCAAACTACACATCAGACACGATTGCGAACGATATAACAGCAGGCAACTTAGGCACTGGCGTACAGGGTTCAACTGGGACTTATTCTGTAGACACTTCATATATATCTGATTCTGTATTGACGGACTTAGCCGCTGGCAACATATCAGCAAGTGGGCCATCTCAAAAAGTACTGTTCGTGACATACATAACGCAACTCACAGACGTAACAAAATATTCACCAAGACTCCGTGATGCAATGGTAGTTGCATTGGCTGTAAAAATAATAACCCCTTTGACGAATGATACGAAGGGCAAGGTTGATTTGATTAACCAGTTCGAGAGGCTGACAATGCCGAAAGCTAGGTCTGTTGATTCCCAGCAAGGTAAGCCTAAGCCAATATTCAATTCTGAGTGGATTCGCTCTAGGGTACAGGGGACTTACAATGCTTGGTAACAGCAAAGCAGACCACACAGCCATAGATAGCTACAATATAGTCAAAGAGGTTACTGGCGGCGCAACAGACACGTTGCTCACGGCATTTCCATTCGGTGTAACATCTGGCGATATGGACTTGCTATCTGCAATAAATGGTGGTGCTGGCGAAGAAACAAAGGCGTATCGTCTTGAGATTCTAGTAACAGCCAAGCCTGCCGGAACTGGAACAATAGCAATTACAGGGGCATCTGAGGGCGGCCCTGAAGAGATGATTGGTATTATAGACATAGACTGTACGGCAGATGTAGTAGAGTCCGGTGACTGGAGAGTTATAGACGTAATGGATTTAACATCATATCACCTAAATGGTTGCGGCATAGCAACGGCTGATAGCGGAAATGACAGAGTAGCGAAGTTCGGGTTCGATGCAATTGGGTATAGATATATAAAGTTTTACGTTACTTCACTAACAACAATAACTGATTTAAGAATTTATGCGAGGTATTTCTAAATGGAATCGACTACAGACAAAAGAAACGCAATAAACACTAAGCCGATATGGAGAAGGAAGTTAGCTCAATTTACTTGGGCAGCAGCGGTTTCAACTGGAGTCTCTAAAGACTTGGAGATAAACGGTAAAGTTAAGGCCATTGTTGGTGTTGCTAATGACTCAACAAATGCTATTACTTATACTACAACCATAAAAGATGTAGATGGATATACACTGTATACCAAGGCTGATTGGGCAGAGGCGGCAACGGAAGTTGTTGTGTTCGACGCTGATACTATGGTATACATACCAGATGGCTCTACTGTAACAATCACTCCTTCAGGAGTTCCGGGCGCATCAACTGGTACATTTGACTTAACTCTTATAGGTGAGTAATGCCAATAAAGCAAATCAAAAACTCGTTTAACGCAGGTGAGCTTAGTGAATATATGGCTGGGCGAACTGACATTAACAAGTATCACAATGGATGTTCCAAACTGGTTAACGCAACCGTATTGCCTCACGGTGGTATAGTTAAGCGTTCTGGCACTGAGTATATAGGGCAATCGCCAAATAAGTGCAAGCTGTTCCCATTCGAGTTTTCTGTTGACGATGCCCTTGTTCTTGAGTTTAGCAATCTTCTAATCAGATTCTACAAAGACGGTGACAGGGTCTATGAGACTGCTAAGACCATAACTGGAATAACAAAAGCTGACCCAGCGGTTGTAACGATAGTTAGTCACGGATACTCGACAGGTGATTGGGTGTTTTTATCTGTAACTGGAATGTCTGAGGCTGATGAAAAGATATACGAAATTACAAAGCTAACCAATGACACTTTCTCGCTACAAGATACTTTTGGCAACGACATTGACAGCACTGCATTTGGGACATTTACATCTGGCACAGCATCTAAAGTTTATCAGATAGTCTCACCATATACATCAGAGGAAGCGTTTGAGATACACGTAACTCAGTCTGCTGACGTCATGTATATAGCACACGAAGACCACCCTCCGCAGAAGTTGTCTCGTAACGGGGATACTGATTGGACGATAGAAGACGTTCCGTTTGTTGGTGGCCCATTCCTTACTGAGAATCTAACAGATACGTATTTATTGGGATTTGCAAGGACAGGCGGTACGGCTAGGGATGGATACTATTTCCCTCCGGGAGCAACTGGCACATTAACCGCCACTGGTGGTCATGCACCATTCTTGGGGACTGCAAATGACGTGGGAACTTTATGGCAATTGAATCACACAAGGCCAGATAACTCTGACTCTAAGGCTGGGACTGGAAACTGGACTCAATCTGGAGCAGCTAACCCTAGTGCAGAGATAAGGGTTAAAGGTGACTTTAATTTAGATGCAGCTAACTTTGACGACAATATGACGGTTCTAGTGGAACGCAAGTCTGGTGCTGGTGAATGGCAAGAGTACAGGACGTTTACTGCCGCAGTAGCATATTCTGCCACAGAGACAGAAGATGATACTTTCTATAGGGTAACTGTAACTGGTGCTAAGGCGGCATCAGAGGTGTCTTTCAGTGCGAAGAATCAGATAAATAACGGTATAGTGGTTGTTACATCTGCTGTTAGTACGACTGTAGCAAACGTAACAGTTATTGACCAAGTACTAAGCGATAATGCAACTGATAGCGCAGTGACTACTTCTATGTGGGCCGAGGGAGCATGGGGTGAGTTTAGGGGTTATCCAAGAACTGTTACATTTTTTGAAGATAGATTATGGTGGGCATCTAGTACAAATAATCCAGATACGCTCTGGTCTTCTAAGTCTAGCCAATATGAGGATATGTCATTTACAGCAGAGGGGCTAGATGATGAAGCTATAACATTCCCAATAAATGATAATGAAGTATCGCAAGTACAATGGATGCAGGCTAGACAGGTAATGGCTGTTGGTGCGGCAAACAAAGAGTATAGGTTCGGGGCAAGTGACCCAGATAAGCCAGTCACTCCATCTGATAGAAAGTCTACACCGCAGACATCTTTCGGTAGTAATGAGATACAGCCAGTAATATTAAACAATGCAATATTCTTTTTCCAGAGACAGGGGCGGAAGCTAAGGGCTATGCAATTCGATGCTATTAGTGAGAACTTCCAAGCTGATGACGCTACATTATTATCCAATACAATACTTGAGTCAGCCCCAACTTGCATGGCAGTACAGAGAGTCCCCGACTCGATTATATGGATTACTCGTTCTGATGGCACGTTGCTATCGTTTACATATGAGCCTGATGAAGAGGTATCTGGTTGGTCTAGGCATATTACTGGTGCGATGACAGCTAATATTATAGGAGGAACTGTTCAACCAACTGAAGCATTTGAGAGTGTAGCAGTTATACATGGCAGTATCGAGGATGAGGTATGGGTTTCTGTCAAGAGAGTAGTCAATGGAAACACCGTAAGATATATAGAAAAGTTTTCAACAAGAATTTTTGACCAATTGGATGAGGCTAACATGCTAGACTCTGCATTAACGGAAGTATCGGGCAGTATTTCTGGAGAGTTGATTCTCGCTAGCGATACAGTGCGATACGGCTCTGGTGTTTATGGCTCATCGTTATACGGAGGTACTACATAATGGCATTACCAACAGTAGGTGGTTCTGATGGCACTTGGGGCACTGAGCTTAATACTCATCTAAACGTCTCAATAGCTTCAGATGGAAAAATAAAAGATGGCGCAGTAATGGAATCAAGCGATGCCCCAATAGATGATGCAGGTGTTGTGAACAAAAAATATGTTGATGACAAAGATTCATCTACCAATTTAGTTAAGGCGTATGGGCAAGTTGAGGCAAATGGAACGCTATCTGGTGGGCTTAATGTATCAACATCAAGGGATTCACTAGGTGTATATACACTTACTTTTGACACAGATTTTGCAAATAAAAACTACGCATGTGTCGTAACAGTTGGCGAGACCCAAGGGCGTATGGCTATGTTTACTGATAAACAAGTTGGTTATTGTAAGGTTACAATAAGAACTGATGCTAACGCACTTGCTGACCACGGGTTTGATTTTATAGCAGTTGGGGTGCAATAGCACTAGCGATGTTTACTCGCTCGTAAAATGACACTAGAACATTAAAACAGGAAAAGGTTAAATATGAAGAAAATAGGTATGTCAGAAGGAAAAACTATAGTCTTGTTAAGCGACGTAGAGTTTACTGGACTCACAGGCAATCCAACTGGAGACTATTCAGATGGTTCAACGATAAGCCTTTCTGGATTGAAAGCCAAGTTAGATTTAGTCGATAACAATAAGCCGAAGTTGACTGGCTTGAAAACTCAATGTCAAGATGTAATTGACCAGATAACATCAGTGGGGCTTTAATGTCGGATTTAATCTGTTTAGTTTCTAATCATGGTTACTCAAATGGCGACCAAGTATTTGTGTCTTGGCTAAGTGACAGATACTTTGTAAGGCAAAAGACCGACAACGCCTTTAAGATTTCGTCCACAAACGACGACTTAAATTTAGTTCAGTATACAGTAAATGTAACTGACGGGTTTGTCAGGTTTGATGACGGAACAGGTACATCTACGCTAACTGGACTAGAGCACTTAGAGGGAAGATTAGTTACAGTAACATCTGGCGGTGAGCTGATTGCTTCAGAAACCGTTACTGGTGGAGAAATAACTCTCCCAATCGAATTAACAACATTTCAAGTTGGCTTACCATACACTATGAAGGTAAGGACTATGAGGCTGTCTATACCTGAAAGCGGAACCGTTCAGTCTAGGATTAAGCGCATAAACGAAAACGTAACTAGATATATTCGCACCAAAGGCGGTAGGTCAGGTCAGGAATATAATGGCAAAGAATATCTCGTTGATATGGACACTACGTTTTCAAGCCAATCTCAAGACGACACAAAGTTAACTAGTGGTGGTTTCACGGAAGATGCTTATACAACTATCACTTCAGAGACTCCATTCCCGTGTACTATTTTAGCAACAATCATTTCCGTAGAGATAGAAGAGAGAAGATGATAAACATAGAACTATATCAAAAAGGTGATTGGGATAAGATAGAGACTCCTGTAGAGCCATTTGTCCCAGAGTTCGGAGATGGCGAGTTTGATAAACTTGCAGAACACGGAATAGCAGTTACAGCAACAGACGAAGACGGTGTGTTTGCATGTGGCGGTGTCACTTTATTGAATGATGAATCTGGGACAGTATGGGTTAAAATAAGAAACACTCCAGCAATAAGCCCAATCTCAATGGCAAGGTGCGTAAGAGAGGTTTTTGATATAATGGTAAACTCGGTAGGCGGTTGCGATATTTCAACCTACGTCTTAGACGGTTTCACTAAAGGTGAGAAACTTGCTAGGTTTATAGGCATGGAAAAGAATTGTAAATCGGTAGAGTTTAATAATCATAAATATAATAGATTTACTATGGTGGTATAATGGCTACAGCAGCACTATTATTCGGAACGGCGGCGACAGGAACGGCAGCGGCAACTACTGGCTTAATTGGTACAGCAGGTGCTTTTTCACTTGGCACTGCTGCGACAACGGCTGGCCTTGGCTTAGCAGCTACAAGTCAAATACAGCAAGGAAGAATAGCCGAGGCTCAAGGTAGCTTTGCTGAGAAAGTAGCATTGCGTAACCAACAGGCTTTAGAGCGACAAAGATTGGCAGAAATTGAAGCTGGCAAGATAGAAGAGGGGCGAATATCTCGCAAGGAGAGGTTTGTCCGAGCAGCAAATATAGCCGCTGGCGCTAAGTCTGGTGGGCTACTGGCTGGTTCTTCATTGAATACATTGGCAGACGCAGCCTTCCAATTTTCTCTTGACAGGAATATTGCACGCCGAAACGCTTTATTACGAGGACAAGAACTTTCTAGTAGAGGTGATATTATGGCTTCACAAGGTAGGTTCGCTAAGTCTACTGGCAAGGCTAGACAAAGAGCTTCGCTGATAGGTGCAGGCGGTTCAGTATTAAAAGGATTTGCATAATATGGGAAGAATAGAAAGAGTATCATCTACAGCACCAGTTAGAGTTAAGCAGGCTCAGTTAATTGACCCCGGAGCATTCCGTTTTGACACGTCAGAGGCTCAGGCAATCGGTCAAATAGGTGGAGTTATATCTGAACTTGGTAAGCGTAAGAGGGATATGCAAGATAGAATAGGAGTTTCTGATGCTAACGCCATAATGGAGCAATCACAACTTGCCATGGCAGAAGAGCTTATAAATACTCCATTCGAAAAGAGGCAAGAGGTTAGGCTGAAGCATACGCAGAAAGCTATGTCTGATATATCGCAGCTTAATTTATCTAATGAAACATCAGCTATCGTTGGCAATAAAGCGGGAATTTGGAGCCAAAATATAGGCGACCTTGGAGACATAGAAGATACATTAGAAATATCGAAAGCCGCTGACGTTGCGGTTTCTACTGATTTTCAAAACGCGCTAAGCAAGTTTGATGATGGTTCGCCAGAAGTTATTGAGGCTGAGGCGGCATTTGACAAGCAATTCGCTAACAAGCCACCGGAAGAGGCAAAGGCTATAAAGGATAGCGTAGTAGGCCAGACACTAATATTCAAGGCAACTAACAACGCAGCCGACAACCCGACTAAAGAAAATATGCAAGAAGCTAGAGATGTAATAGATAAGTATTCAACAGACGAGAAGGATAGGTTTTTTAACTTGCAGAGGCTAAGGTCTGAATCATCTAAAAAGACGCAGAATAAAAACGCCACATTTAAGGCTAATATGAACCTGCAATCAGAGACTATGGGAAAGGCGTTCTCATCTGGCGCGTTATTCCAAGGTGAGACTGTACCAGAGCTCGATGTAACTAAATCGCAACTTACTGAGCGATACACTAATAAGACACTCGATGTTAGCGACAATAAGACATTTAAGTTCCTTGAAGACCAGATAAATCTAGGCAAATCATTCGAGCAGGATGAGTTAACAAGTGCATACGCAACTGGAATGTCTTCATCTGAATATGAGGCTATATCAAAATTAAATGAAGAGAATTCTAAATTAACACTATCACAAAAAGATAATCTTAAAAACTTTGATACGTATATTAACTCCAGATATTCTAAGATATCGCAATCAGTCTCCCCTCTGCTTGGCGCCCTTACTGCTGGGCCAGTGTTGACTGCTATTGGAAGTGCGAAAAGGAAACTTGGCAATGAAGTTAGGAGTATGGTCAGGGACGGTAAAACTGACGAAGAAATATATAATGTCATTGAAAGTTCGTTTGTGTCAGACACGGATAGATTCTATAGAAATGACTCATTTTTTGACTTCGGTATACCAGAATCTATAAAAGGTATAGACGATCGTGAAGAGAGGTACGAGTCTGTAATGCAACTGCTGAAGACAGGTGAGAAAAAAGACCTAAACATGCTCGGTGATATACTGGAGGTTTGGTACGAATAATGGCATTAACGCTACAACAAAAAAAGCTCCGTGAGCAGGTACAGAGAAGCAAGTTGATTGAGACAAACAGTGTTATTAGGTCACAATTGTCCTCTGGTGTACCAATAGAGACTATAGCACAGCAGGTTAGCCCCGGAAGCGGATTAGACCCAATGGATGTATTGGGGGCTATGTCTTTGGCTGAAACACACCAAATGACGCCAAATGCTGCTATTAACGTATTGCCATCTTTAATGAAACAAACTTACGGCGACCAATTTAACAAATCTGATGTTGTTAGGTCTTATTTTACTGAGTCACAAGCTTTTAAGTTGCCAACTGCAACAAAAGATGTTACAGGATTGAAGGAGGATGTAGCAACTGAAGAGAAGCAAATTCTCGACTTGAAGAAATCTAAGCAGGCTGGTATACCGCACAGAGAGTTAAGAAGCACACTGTTCTCGATGCCGGGCGGCCTTGGTCAAGCTAATACTATAACAAGAGGGTTAGCAATTGCTAGGGCCGAGGCAAGCTGGTACAACGAAGACCCAAGCAAGAAGAAATTCCTAGAAGGTATAATGAAGGCCGAAACAGAAGAAGAAAAAGAAAGTCTTCGGTTTAATAGGACTAGGGATATGCTTGATAATGAGGTGGCTAGAGTACAGGGGGTTCGTGACTGGGAAAGAAGGCAAGAAGCACTTGCTAGTGATACACCCGGGGTATGGGAATCAAAGAAAAATGCTTGGTCTTCCGGCAGTGCTGATGTTTCTGCCGCAGCCCTAGATGCTTCAAGCGATGTATTGCGAACCATTGGAACTGTTTTTCAATCTGATAGCTTCTTAAACACATCTGGTAACTTAGCTAAATGGGCGAGGGCGTACCATAAAGCATCCCAAGAGCCAGATTTGGCAATAGAGTCGGTTAACGCCTTTGATGATACAGTAAATTCATTTCTAAGAAACACTCCATATGTCGGGACTTCTGTAGCCGTTGCAATAGCATCGCCAGATAAACTTACTCCGGCTGCGCTGTTTTTTACATCAGCAGCAATGGAGGGATCAGGTATACGTCAGCAGTCATTGGATAATGGCATATCAGAAGAATCTGCGAGACTTAGAGGGTGGGTTGGTGGCTCTGTCAATGGCCTAATTGAAGCTTGGGGTGGCGGTGCGGCCAAGTATGACCCAAGGAAACTAGGTAAAAGACTCGCTAGTTTCCCAAAGAAGATAACCAAAAATGCACTAACGGAGATATTTAAAGAAGAAGTTCCGCAAGAAATAGTGTCATCAGTCTTTTCTGGCGATGTACCAATGACGGACAGTCAAGAGATTGACTGGGACGAGGTAACTAGCAGGTTTATGTTACTTGCTAGAGACACTGCGTTTACATCTGCCATGTTCACATCTGCGTCATCTTCTGTAAGCGAGATAGCCAAATGGGACAAAAGAAGGCTTGCTAATAGGGATACAGTACAGGCGATGAATGATGCCATAAACTTTACGATAGCCCAGCAAGAAGAAACTGTTGTACAGGAGCCAAGCGAGGTAGCTAAAGAAGAGGTGGTGGAAGTCGACAAAGAGGTTGATGATATTGTCGTAGAGTCTGAAATTGAAACAGCAAATGTCGAAGAGCTTGTCAGCAACACAGCCTCTTACGGCGTTGTTAAACAGAAAGATGGTAAGTATGCTGTCTTAGATTGGGAAACCCAACAAGAGATAGATGTTGATTTGTCGAAAAAGAAAGCTAATAGAATAGCTACTGGGCTAAACTCAAACGAACTTGAGATAGCATCATCTAGGCCAAGGGATGTACTTCCAACTGCACAGGATATAGAAACACTTAATCATGGTCAACTTCTAAGCATAGTATTCAAAAAGGTGTCGCAACAGTCGCAAAAGATTGTTAAGGAAACCTCAAAAGCCATAGCTGCTATTGGCAAAGATTTATCTATATACCAAAAAACGGCCCTGAGAGGGCTTGATATTAGCGAGTCACAGAGAAATTCATTATTGAATAAAGTAGCAACTGCAACTACTGATAAGGAAAGAACTCAGGCAGTTCAGGCCATTGAAGGTGTTAAAGAGATAGCCAAGAAGAATAAGGCCACTGCTAGATTCAAGAAACTAAGGCAGGCAGTTAATCGAGCGTCGAAGAAGAAGGTGTCTGATGGCGGTATACACCACAAGGCTCATAAGATTATAGGTGATTTACTTAAGAACTATACTACACTATCGCCAAAAATACTAAACTCTGTCAAGAGGACAAAAGATTATCTCGATGGTATCAGAAATGATGTTGCCAGTAACACAAGCGAGAAGTACGCAGAAGGATTAATACCAAGGACTATATCGAATAAGTTTAGCGAGTTAGCCTCTACTAAAATATCAGATATGGATTCGTCACAAATAGAGGACTTGAACAACGAGATACAGAGGTTTCTTAAGCTTAGTCAGTCATATGGGAAATTAGCAACTAGCCAGAAGGTTAAGAAGCTAAAGAATTTCCTTAACAACTCTACGGCGAATGTCAAAATCAAGAAGGATATAAAGACTCGTCGCAAGTTCTCGCCTAAGCGTGGCATGGTAAAGAAGATTTCTGATGCACTTGTTGGGATTAAGAACGACGATATATACACAATAGCAACTAGGATATGGGGTAAGTTTGACCCGATAACATCAATCGTTATGGAGGGCAGGCGCAACCAACTTGGTTTGACGCTAAAGTACACAGATATGCTGAGGGGTGGTATTGAGGCTGGACAAATAAGCACAGATATGCTCAAGCAGTGGTCGCCAACAATGCACCAGATTCCAGTAAGCCAGAGGGTTAAGGACATATTCGGTTCTGGCACTCATTTGTACAATGTAACTGTTGCTGGTAGTCCACAGCAGTTTACTATGGCTGAACTGATGTCCTTTGCCATGCACACAAGAAACTCTTACAACTTAGGTCAGGCAGTCAAAAATGGCATTGCCACACGAGAAGGCGAGATGGGCAAATTAACTGAACAGGAGTTCGTTGAGATGTCCAGTATAGTCGAGGCTGACCCTGCCGCCAAATCGTTCATAGACTTCCTTGAATCGTTCTATATAGAAATGGGTCAAGACATAAACAAGACTAGCCGAGAGGTAGATGGCATTGATATAGCCACAATCGACAACTATTTCCATGTTGAATACCTGCCTGAAGGCGGTGTTGTTGGGACTGAGTATGTCAGGGACGCCCTAATAGATGAAGATGGCAGGCTTAAGAGTAGGACATCAAGCCGAAGACCTGTTATGGTGCGAGACATATTCGAGGTTATAGCTGAAGACATGAGGGCTATATCTCAATTTGCTGGAACTACAGAGGCTGTTAGGCAACTTAGGTCTTTAGTTAACTACGCACCGTTTAGGAATAAGCTGAGGAGCGTGGGCCAAGAAATTGTGCTTGAGGAGTTAGATTCCAGAGTACGAAACTTCCAAAGAGAACGACAAGCCCCTGCTGGTGATATAGAAAGAGCCGTATCTAAAATAGACTCTGGAATGGCGCAGGCTGTACTAACTAATCCTATTATTTGGGCATTACAGCCAACATCTGCTGTGCTGTACGGAACAGAAGCGTCATTTAAATATACCAAGGCGATTGCGACACGGGTTTCAACTGAAGAGATTGCGCTGTTCAACAAAAACTGGACATTGTTTAGAACTAGAGAAGAGGGCATAGGCGCGTCAAAATCCATAGCGAGTCCGTCCACTATAAAGAAAATATTCACCGGGACTGGAAACATCAGAGACAAAGCTCTATCTGGTATGCACAAGGGTGATATAAGCGGTGTTTCTAGGGCTGGTAAAATTACAATGGCAGAGATGTCAGATAAGCAGCTAGAAGGGTCAAGTTTAGAATGGTGGAAAAACTATGGAGTTGAGCCATCTACACTAGAGTTTAACAGCCAAGAATACTGGAACGCTTTCAATGATAGAGCAGATTACCTAGTTACCAGAACTCAACCAATGTTCTTCGATGAGAATAAATCAAGTTTCACTGGCTCTGACAATACATATACTAGAAGCCTTACAAGGTTCCGTAGCTTCACTGACCAAATTGGCAGGATTATAAGGCGTCAGAAAGCTATGGTTGAGACTGGGGACATAGGAAAAGCGGAGGCTGCTAAAAACATAGGCATCGCATACTCGCTTATATCAGTTATTTCTGTAAGCATGAGAGCGCTGTTTGACATGATGCTCGGAAGAAAAAAGGAAGATGGCGAGTTCTTAACAGACCTAATAACATCCCCTCTCAGCCTTGTTCCATTTGTTGGGTATCCAGCAAAGCAAATAGCCAGCGCCTTGTTAGGGCAAGAGGTTACAGCGCCAGAACTATCGGCAATGCCATTAATAATGATGGAGAGCATTTTTAAACATTCCCTTGATGTTGCCAAGGGGGTTAGATTTTCACTTGATGACGAGTTAATAAAGAGTGGCCCGAACAGGGGCAAATGGAAAAGTGAGCAGTTCTTTAAGGACGGGATAAAGGGTGTAACTTCAGATTATCTAACTCTACATGGAGTGCCACTTAGAACAGTGCAGAAAATAGAATGGTGGAAAGATAAATGAGAAACTCACGCCTCTGCAATTACGACTTTATCGCAGGAGAAATAAACCCACTCCTCGACCACGGCCTACTCCTTGGCCTTGCCGATGACGACCATCTTCAATACCTACCAGTAGACGGTTCACGCTCACCCACTGCCGACATTGACTGGGACAACTACGGCATAACCACACTCCACTACGTAGATTGGAGCTTAGAGAACGGACTTCCTCCAGCCGAGGGTCGTATGATATGGAACGACGACGAAGGCACGCTAAATCTCGGAATGAAGGGCGGTACTGTTAATCAGCAGATGGGCCTTGAGTTATTCCTTCCTCGCTCTAGGAATGATGAGTCAGTACAAATAAACAATGGTCAACTAGTGTATGTTTTTAGCGGGACAGGGGCAGTGCCTACGGTCAAACTCGCTTCTGCGTCTGTTCATTCGCAGGCTAAGGCTACGCTTGCAATGGCAACGGAAGATGTCTCGGCAGGCCAATTAGGTTATTTTACGTCAGATGGACTTGTCAGAGATGTTGATACTGGTAGCTACTCAGCCGGAGATGAACTGTTCCTTGTAGAAAACGGCAATTATTCAAATACACCCCCTACCCAACCAGATTCAATAGTGTGCGTTGGTGTAGTGATACGAGCACACGCAACAGAGGGAATAATACACGTAAGGCTGCATCCACATCCGAATCTTGATGAGTTGAGCGACTGCTTAATATCATCCATTGCAGACAACGACCTATTGGCATGGGACTCTGGCGCTGGTGTATGGAAGAACCAGACACCAACTGAGGCTGGCTTTGACAACCTGTATGTAAGACGTGACGGCACAACTCCTCTCACTGGTAATTGGGACGCAGGTAACTTCGAGATTGCGGCAGGTGCATTAGTCATAGATAATATCACCCTTGATGGAGACACGATAAGCTACACTGATGTTACTGGTGGCCTTAGAATTAACTTCGACCCAACAGGAACAGGTGTCAGTGATTTTGAGATTGCTGGTGGGGCACATACGTTCTTTGGTGTAGATGCAAATTCTGGCGATGTTGATATTTCCAGTTACAATGCCGACATAACCTTAAATGGTGATATAATATTTGGCACAGACGCAGGTATTACACTTACCCTCGACTCGCTTGGTGACGCTTATTTTGAGAATGATGTTGAGATTACAGGCAATGTAGGTATTGGGATGTCGCCAGTAACAAATCAATCTCTGACTGTGTTAGGTGGTTCTGAATATGGACTTACAATACATCAAGGCGCTGACAATAGGGGATTTCGTGTTTATGGGTACGATGATAGGTCAGCAGAGTGGGTCAACTGCTTTATAGCATCGTCTGGCAATGCTATATGGGGGTCTAGTAAAAACTTTGATGTCGCAAGCGGTGGCTTTGTCACCTTTGGAACGCCTAATGGAGCTTATGATATAATCTTTGATGGGGGGAGAACATTTAAGTGGAGAGATAGGAGAGGTTCGTATGCTACAAGGATGTCACTTGATGCGGCTACTGGGACTCTCCAAACCTATGGGGCGGTAAATTTCACACAAACAGACGGAGCAGAGCGTATTGACTCTGATGCTGACGGAACTCTAGACTTGTATGCTGGAACAAGCATAGACTTACACCAAGCAACTACAATAGGCGATGGAGGGACTACAGATTACTCTGAGTTTGAAACTGATGGGACTTATGTTGCTCATGGAGCTGCTACGGTATGGGAGGACATACAAAGCTCTCTAATAGGAAGAAGGCTTGCTTCAGTCTCTGGTGGCGTGGCATACAACTACGCAAACAATACAGTAACATTTGACCCGAACGGTGACGAGACTAATGTAAATGACTCCGTTCAGTTCAATCTGCAATTGAGCCATAAAACAAAAGCTGATAGCGATTTCCATTTGCACGTTCATTTTGAGCAACCAAGTGATAGCAATTATGAGTTCACTGCAAGATACAGAATACAGAACAATGGGTCGCTAAAGACAACAGCATGGACAACTATATCAGGTGACTATACAAACAATGGGGTGTACACGTGGGGGACGGGAACACTTAATCAGATTATTAGTTTACCGGCAATAGACCTAACTGGAGCAGGGTTATCTGACGTGATTCAGATACAGTTTGCTAGGACTGATTCCGTATCTGGTGACATAGAAGTAACATTTGTTGACGCTCATTATGAAATAGATACAATCGGCTCAAGAACAGAGTTTAGTAAATAGGAGATAAGATGAAGCACATAGGATTCGATTTAACAGACGAGGAATGGAGCACCTTTGCACCAGCCTTCATAAGAGAGATGCCAATACCTCAAGAGCCTATATTTGTGGACGGTGAGGTTCAAATGGACGGCGACAAGCCAGTAATGGTAGATACGCACACAGACGAGAAGTGGATGATGCTGTGCGCTATAAAGTACATAGCCAAGAAATCCGAGAGGGGAGCAGCAAAGCTAAGGCTAGACGCTGACCCGATTCAGTCTGAATTAGTGAATGATATAATTGACAGAAACATTTAGGAGAGAAGAATGAAAAAGATTAGTGAAATATCAAGTGAAGAGTTGGGTATGATTTTAGGTAAATCTTATACCGAAATCGAGGCCCTTAAACAGCAGATTGTAGGAATACAACAGGAACTAAGTAAACGACTGAAGGAGTCAGACAATGGCGGAAACGACGAAGCACCAGTGGACTAGCACTATCAAATGGGTTATCTGCCTTATATTCATATGCGGTATGACATTCCAGACCATGAAGAGTATGGATATAAGGGTAACAACTAACACTAACGATATCAAAACAGTGAAAGAGGACGTTCACTCAAACGAGATTCTAGTGCGTGAGTTCATCGGCATGCTCAAGGAAACCAAAGAGGATACAGGTGAAATCCGCCAAGACTTCAAAGAGTTTAAACAGTACTTAATGCAATACGACTTTAAAACAAAGGAACAGTAATGGCTAAACGAAAGACCGCTACAAGACGAAAGAAACGGACGGCATCCAAAGCAAAGAAGAAACAAGCAACGAGAAGATAACTCTCTCTCCGAACGGGTCACTGCTTAGGTGGTGGCCTGTTTTTTTAATTCATGGCCCACAACCTTCTTGCTATTGATGGGTGGCAGTATATCCTTTTAGTGCCATCAATCTCAGAGAGATATAAAGTAGGAATTTGTATTATTTTCGTTTTCACCTTATCTGGTCTATTCGTTCTTTTCCACCTCTTCTCCCTATACTTACGTTCAACACACATATCGCTTTCATGCACTGGTATGCCATTGAAGCATATTTCCGCATTGGAAACTAATGATATGGGGTTGTTTCTTATATCTATTGGCCTAACACCATACATAGCAGAGGTGTTAATAGAAAACTTCATTAAATCACTCATACCAACCTCCTCGTCTCATATCCCTTCCTATCCAACTCCAGCCACAGCTTCAGTGGTGACATTATCTCCCACTTATTGAACAGCCCTGCCTGCCACAAAAACCCTTGAACAGCAACCGAACAGATGTTCTTCCCTCCGGTCTTAGCGGTACGCCTGAACGGATTAAAGAAGTTAAGGATAGTCATCTTGTTGTAGCCTTGGTTGTTCTTGGCCTGTTCCTTAGCCCACTCCACAGCAAGCTCGTAGTTAGCTTCCGGTAGGTCTATCTCGATGTACGACCATCGTTCAGGATGCTTCAAGATACCAGACGCAGGGCGTATCACAGTGCCGTTGTCGTCACCTCGCATGGTGCTAGTAAACGCAGTACCTTTTTTTAAGTAGCAAACTGTTTTGAAGACTTCCAATATAGCAGTCTCCTCAAAGCATCCATTCTCATCCGGCCACCACACCTCAACATGGCTAAACCTATGCTTAATCATCTTGCCAGCCTCTTTAAACCTAAGCCGACTAGCAAGCCCTATCACATTCCAGAACGTTGTATGGAACGATATGCCATCGTCTATGAACTTGCCATCACCGAA